GCAAAAACCATGTCTATATCAGCCTGGTGACGCAAGGTGGCACACTTGACGCAACGGCAATCACTTTTGATACTGTTCCTATTGATGGGCATGTCACCACTGCAAAGCTTGCCGACAACGCTGTCACGCCTGCAAAGCTAAGCCAATTGGCCGCTTACAGCATCAACGCGAACAACACAAACGCGACGGCAAACCAGACCACAGTTGGCCTGCAAGACCTATATCCGCAATCATTCCAAATTGGCGCGACGGTGGCGGCCAACGCATTGACGGCGACCTTGCAGCCAACTCCTATTACATTCAGGAACAGCAGTCTTGGTAGCGGCTCTATAACCAACCTTATGGTCACGACCGCCTTGTCATTAACCGTGGCTAGTGGCGCAACGCTTGGAACATCTAACGGGACAGCGGCAAACCTGTTGCTTGCAGCTATTAACGTGAGTGGAACTATTGAATATGCCATCCAAAACTTTACAGGCGGTTCCATTGCCAGCGAAGGCATCCTAAGCACAACGGCATTGTCTGGCAGCAGCAATAGCGCAAACACTTGGTACAGCACCACCGCCCGCACAAACGTGCCATACAAGCTGGTCGGCCTATTGGTAAGCACGCAGACCACGGCTGGTACATGGGCAACCGCGCCTAGCACGATTCAGGGCTATGGTATTGGCCAACAAGGCCAGACAGTTTTGACCCAACAGGTGTTTCTGGCTCCCCCAGGAACTCCATGGACTTTGCCTACTAGAGTTAGCAATACAAACTACACGAATACATCACCTTGGTATAGAATGGTATGTGCAACCTACGGGAATAATACGGGTGCGGGCGTCACTGTTGGCGGTGTTGTTATATCAAACCCATCGGCTACTGGTCAGTGGATTACTATTACTTTTCTTGTGCCACCTGGCCAAACATATAATATAAATACAACTGGTTCAGTAATAAACAATTGGTCAGAGTTAGGTTAAGGAGTAAATCATGGGACTTTGGAAAAATTCAGAAAACGCAATCTGGGATGATATGGACGGCGCGGCCATCGGGCTACCAAGCTGGCCAGAGGGCTTAATTCCTATCACACAGCAAGAGGCGGATGAGATTCGCAACGGGGTATCTTATACCTACCCCGCCAAAACAATCACCTTGCCGTTTTTGAGCGGGTGGAGCAAAACATTGCCAGAACGTGTGTTTACCAAAACCACGTTGGAACAGGCGCGTATTGATAAGCTGGCAGCGGTAAGGGCGGATAGGGATGCGCTATTGCAATACAGCGACCTAGTGGCAAAAGAGTCTTTCGCAGTAGGGATTGATGGGGTAAAATTAGGCATTAAAAATCAAACGTGGGTTCAGTATTTACGAGATTTGCCTCCTACGGTAGAAACAAATCTTTCTGCATTAACAGATATTGATGATGTGCTAGGGTATGAAGTAAATTTTTCTTCTTCAGTAGCTTTAGTCAGCTCAATTATTTTGTCATTTAGGCAATTTGTTTTAGCGTTAGAACTTTCTAATCCAGCCTTTATTACTGAAGCTGAAGCTGCAAATTTTTCCAAAAACAGAGATATTCCTGCTGTGCTTCAAGCGGTAGTGGACTCGTTGCCTACTGCCGAACTTCGAAAGAAAGCAACTAGAACTTTAGAAACTATGACAGAAATTCCACGCAGTGAACCGTTGATTGCTGTCTGGGCATCAGTGTATGCGGCAGCCAATAATATCAGTGAAACCGAAGCCAATGAAATTATAGACGATTTCTTCCTGGCAGCTTTTGAGGTTTAAGCATGGCAAGCCCCATCGACACCATTGTTAAATTCCTGAAGGCGCAAGATGACCAGGGCAACGATTGGTACGGTTGGGCATCTAACCAGCTATCCCATGCTTTCCTGGGGGTGTTCTTCTCTGGCTTGGCGTTGGTGCTGGGCGCATCATGGTACTATGCGATTGGCTTGCTTGCCGTGTTGGGGCTAACCAAAAAACTGGCAGATTGGTCAAAGCAAGTTCTCACTTGGAAGATTGTGCGCGACACGATTCAAGACCTGTTGTTTTTTATCAACGGTGGAATTTTCAGCTTAAGCATTTTGTACAGCAGCATCATATTGTTTGTTGGCGCTACCATCTCTGTATCAACCTTGCTTGTATCTGGCATTGTTGCGCGAATTGTTCAATCCAAGCGGGATAAGGCTAATGACTAAAGATATTGCAACCCAAGTCGCAGTGCTAGCAACACGGTTGCAAGCTGTTGAGGATGTGCTTCATCAGGGAATAAAGGACGTTAAGGGCTTTACCGACAAGAGCATTGCTAAGGAAACTGAAGTGGCCTTGCGCGTGCAGCAAATTGCCAATGACTTGCGTTCTCTGCTTAACTCGCTGGCCGAAATGAAAAGTGAGGTTGACACGCACAAAATTACCCACGAAAAACGGCTAAAGGTAAACGAACATAAAGCAAACGTAGCTTTGGTATGGCTTGCTTTCTTGACTATTTTTGAGGTTGCGTTACTATTATTCATTGCGTCTGGTGCAGATGCAGCCAAAACCGCTGGTGAGTTTACTGGCGGAATGGTAAAATCACTTAAACCATAGGGGGCACTATGTCACGAGTAACAATGGGCACTAAGAAACCTAGCAAGCCGATTAAAACCACTATGAACGGCGGTAAAAAGCCAGGCGGTAAAAAAAGCTAATCCCATGTGGATGACCATTGCCCTAATTGGCATTCTTGCCCCTGGGCTTGCAAGCCTTTTGCAACTTGGCGATGCGGACTACGTTGGATATTTTGGCATTGTTATCGCAATGGCCGCGCTATCCTATGGCATAGCATCTAATCAGCATTTTGGAATTTGGAAACGTGTTCCCGCCGTTGTTGTGTTTATCATGGCGTGCTTGTGGATTCTTGATGGCCTATCGGGCTTTTTGTTCGACGTGCAAATCAATTATCCGTGGTGGGGCATTATAGATTTTAGCCTATTATTCCTTATGTTCCTTAATTCTTTCATACAAGGCCTTACAGAGAAAACAGGGTCGTTTGCATATGTTCGCAAGCCGATGTCCTTCCAAGACCTTGTGGCGACCATTTTTGGAGGTTGTTTTGTGACGACCGCTGTTGAACACAATGGGAAGTTTTACGGATTCCGCAAGGGCAGGTTGATTGAGCTGGTTGACTTTGACAAAACCAAGTATGACCGCCGCAACATTTCTGTGAAGCTGGCCGAGCGTGTTGTTGCCAATGTTGGCAAGCCGTGGCGGCCTTGGCGCAATTGTGTTGTGATTCATGGGGGAGTGAAAAATGTCCGTGCTAAGTGATGTTTTGCAAGGTGTTTCTACCACGCTAGCTACTGCTTTAGGTGGGCCATTAGCGGGCGCAGCGGTAAGCATGTTGGGGAAGTCTATCCTGGGTGATGAGAACGCTAGTGAAGATAGCCTTGTAGCGGCAATTACAAATGGTTCGCCAGATGTTTTGGCCAAGATTAAAGATACTGAAGCCAATTTCAAAATTGAAATGGCCAAAATTGATTATCAAACTGCCAAGCTGGATTACGACGATAAAGCCAGCGCCCGCACGCGCGAGGTGGCAATTCAACAGGCTGGACGCACCAGCTGGGAAATGATTTCAATCGCCATTTTCACAATGGCATCACTTCCCGCCTGTTTGTATTTGCTGTTTGTGGTTGATATGCCGCAAAGCGCACAAAATGCTATCATGATTTTGATTGGTACTATAAGCTCTATGGTGAGCACTGTTGTCGCTTACTATTTCGGTTCCAGCATTGGTAGCAAGCAAAAGACTGACCTGATGGTAAAATGACAGCGGGGCATTAGCTAACGTGAATTATTAGGAGAATAGCCATGAACTTCGGAGAAGCCCTGGAAGCCCTCAAAGCTGGCAAAAAAGTTAGGCGCAGGGAATGGGATTCTTTTTTGTTTATTAAGGAAGATGAAGATTACCCATTTCCCGTTATTTATGTTGACGTTGAATTTTTGGAGCTAGAAACCTATACGCCACAACACGATGATTTATTGGCGGAAGATTGGGTTATTGTAGATTAACTAACGGAAGCCATTAGGAAAAAGCCATGCAAGCCATCATAGCCCAACAAGTGCAGATCACCGAAAGCAGCGGAAATGTTTTTGAGGATTTAGGATTGGACAATGCGACAGAGCTTTTGGAAAAATCCAATATCATGATAAAGATTCTCAAAAAATTGCATGAAAAAAAAGTTGACCATGCAGAATTTTGCAAGGACGTTTGCCTTTCAGAAACTGGCCTTGACCATGTTCTAAATGGTAGGTGCAACAAGTTTGAGAAGGGAAGATTGCAGGATATGCTTGACACCTTGACAAGCAAATATGGATGATTGCCATCATCATATTCTAAAAACCACACTATGGAGGACGAAATGCCATTGAAAAAAGGCTCAAGCAGTAAGACCATTTCCAGTAACATAAAGACAGAAATGAAAGCTGGTAAGCCGCAAAAGCAAGCCGTTGCCATTGCGTTAAGCGAAGCTGGCAAAAGCAAACCGAAGAAGAAGTAATGCCAATCCCTAGCCCCATTATTGACTTTATCCTGGAACATGAGGGTGGGTATGTGAACGACCCCGACGATCCTGGTGGCGAAACAAACTTTGGCATCAGCAAGCGAAGTTATCCTCACCTGGATATTAAGAACCTGACCCGCAAGCAAGCGGCAGAAATCTATGAGCGCGATTTTTACAACAAGGTGCGCGGCGATGACTTGCCCGTGTGGCTGGCCTTATTGGTGACTGACTTTGCGGTGAACGCTGGCATCGGTACAGCAGTCAAAACGCTGCAACGCCTGGTGGGGCAAAATGATGATGGTATTGTTGGAAAGAAAACCATTGCTGCCTGCGCTAACAAGCCTCCATT